ATTGAACGACGTGTGTAATATTATTTTATTAAAGGAACATTATGACAGTACCATCAAATCCAAATGATCGCAAGGCAATTTTCGATTGCATGAAAGAAATTAGCAATTCTATGACTCGCATGGATGCAGAGCGAGATCTAATCAAACAAGCAATCGAGGACATTTGTGAAGAACAAAATCTTTCTAAAAAAACATTTAGGCGCATGGCAAAAGTATATCATCGTCAGAACTTTAAACAAGAATTAGAAGAGCACGAAGAGTTCGAAACTTTATATGAAACTATTACGCAGACGACAACAATGGATAAGAAAATTACATGATACCAAACCAATATATTCTTGAAGTGAAATATTTGGATAAGATTAATCGTGTTAAGCGCAAAACCATAGTAGGGGTATATTCAAATTTGCAATCAATTGAAAACATTAAAGATCGATTAATTGCAGAGGCTCCCAAGTATAAGGTTGTTTTTTCAATAACATCTAGATACGATCCATTTCTGGTAAAAATTGCTTGACTTCCAAATCCAAAGATGTTATAATTAGAGAATAAAGGATAAAGGAGAAAAAATGAGTTTCATTTATAGTATTTTTGAGCAACTTGCGTCAGATAATTCACGTCTAGCGAAAGAAGCAATACTTATTAAAAATAAAAGTAACGGCACGTTGCAACGTGTATTTTATCTTGCACTAGATCCTTTTCAACAATTCTATATCAGAAAAATTCCGGAATATACAATTAGCAATAATTCGATTACTTTGGATGAGGCGCTGGATCAACTAGATGCTCTAAACAAAAGGTTGGTTACGGGTCATGCGGGTATTAAACATCTTACAAACATTTTAAAATCCTTAACTGAAAAAGATGCAAAAATCATTGAGCGTATTATTGCAAAAGACCTCCGCTGTGGAGTATCAGAAGCGACCGCAAATAAAATTTGGCCAAAGCTTATCTCAACGTACCCAGTTATGTTGGCTTCTGGATACGACCAAAAGCTCGTCGATAAAATCTCCTTTCCAGCATACGTACAACTTAAACTCGACGGCATGCGCTTCAACGCAATTGTACGAGGGCAAACTGTAGAGTTTAGATCTAGAAACGGTCGTGAAATTATTATCCCAAATAAAACTTTTGCGGTTCCATTTATTAAAATGGCAGAGCATTATAAACAGGATATGGTGTTTGACGGCGAATTACTAATTGCAGACTTTGCGGGAAAGCCGGTCAACAGACAAACAGGTAATGGTATCCTTTCTAAGGCTATTAAGGGCACAATGTCAGAGACAGAGGCATTGCAAGTACGAGCCACTTTATGGGACTCTATTTCATATGACTCATTTAAGCTAGGTATTGATATTGAACCATATAATATTCGTATGGCAAAATTATCAAATGCTATGTCAGATATGAAACATTCAAATTCTCAATTCGGACAATATGTTGATATGGTCTGGACAAAAGAAGTAACTGAACTATCGAGTGCTAAAACAATTTTTGAAACTTTTCTTGCACAGGGACAGGAAGGTACTATCCTTAAAAGCAAAACGGGTATTTGGGAAGATAAACGATCAAAGGAACAAATTAAATTCAAAGGTGAACTTGAATGCGAATTGCGAGTAATTGATTGGGAAGAGGGTACCGGCAAAAATAAAGGTCGGTTAGGTGCATTAGTTTGCGAATCCGAAGATGGTGTTATCCGAGTAAACGTAGGTTCGGGATATTCGGATGAGCAACGAGATGCATACACTAAACAAGTAATTGGTAAAGTAATAACAGTAAAATATAATGCCCGTATCAAAGAACGAAGCGGTAATACCGAATCATTGTTTCTTCCAGTGTTTATTGAACTGCGTGAAGATAAAGACATTGCAGATATGGCAAACAAAATTAAATGAAAAAACTTTTTGTAGATATGGACGGAGTCTTAGCTGATTTTGAAAAACGATATCGCGCACTGTTTGGTGCAGAACCCGGAGAAGATCGAGATGTTAAATTTTCCGAAAAATGGCGTTACTTTGTTGACGATGATAATTTTGAGACACTAGATCTATTCCCAGGATCAACGGATTTGTTAATTTATTTAGAATCTCTAAAAAATGTACAAATTGCAATTCTAGGATCTACTGGAGGATTCGCCGATCATAATGTAATTGTTCAACAAAAAATGAAATGGTTAAGATATCATGATATATCTTTTCCTGCAATATTTGTACCGGGAAAAAGATATAAAAGAAATTATGCAGAAGCCAGTTCTATTCTTATAGATGACACTCCTGACATCATTGATAATTTTAAAAAATACGGTGGAGCTGCAATACTACATAAAGATGTTAAAGTTACAATTGATTATGTGGAGGACTGGTTAAATGACCGATGAGGAAATACTACTAAAATATAATGAGTTGTGCGAATATTATGGAAACGATTTACCGAATCCTGAGCAAGAACCGATTCGTTTTGCACATTATGTTAAACTTTTTAATTTTTATAAACAAAGATCTTCTGTTGAAGTTGTGACCAATGAAAATTAATAAATACCTCGAGAACATTAATCTCTTAAGGTATGACCGCAAGAATTTATACATTTCCCGACAAATATACCAAACTTCTAAATGGTTATAAAATTCCACTCTACACAGAAGAGGAAGTGTTCATTACCATTTCTGCTATGAATACATTTGGGTATTTTGAAGAAAGAATAACAAATAGCAATTTAGATAAGTACGATCCTTTTGATGTAATACATGCTCTAACCGAGGCAAAAGGATCCAACTTATACTCGGCAAAAACAAAACAAATTATTATTAAAATTATGAAATCTATTGAGCCAGTATGAATATTTTTTACTTAGATAATGATGTAAAAGAGTGTGCAGAAATGCACAATGATAAACATTGCGTAAAAATGATTTTAGAATATGCCCAACTACTTTCTACTGCTCATCGCGTTCTTGATGGGATTCTAACTGACGGTTTTAGTCAGTCTGGGCGTAAAGCTAAACGGTACATTCTTTCCGACAAGCGTGATTCCATTTTGTATATTGCTACTCATATTAATCATCCTTCCGCAGTTTGGGTAAGACAATCTAGAGATAATTATACATGGCTATGGAAATTATTAACTTCGTTATGTAAAGAATATACATACAGATATGAAAAAGTTCATAAGGTAGAACGAGAGGGATTGTTAGAGGAGTTAAGATTAGTACCATCAGGCATTGCAGAGCATCCTAAATTTACAGAACCTACTCCCGCAATGCCTGATAAATATAAGGTGGTAAATAATAGTATTATATCATATAAAAATTATTATGTAGGTGACAAGCAACACTTAGCATCATGGAAAAACCGAACCGTGCCAAATTGGTATGCATTTAATTGAAAGGGAATTATGACTACACATAAATTACAACTAGAAGAAGGTTTCACTGACACCCGAGGTAAAATTCTTCCTTTAGTACATGACTTCGCGAACGTACAAATGATTTGGTCAAAGAAAGGCGCTCTACGTGCCAATCATTATCATAAGACAGATACACATACTTGCTATTTAGTAACAGGTACAATTGATTACTATTGGCGCAATCATGGCGAAACAAAAATTCACAAAGAACAATTTGGTCCAGGAGATTTATTTAAAACTGGTCCTTTGATTGATCATGAAATGGTATTTACCGATGATTCAATTATGGTTGTCGTATCTGAGCACAAACGAGATGCTAATACTTACGACGAAGATATTGTGAAAATTCACCCATTGCATGAAAAATATGAAAACGTATAATGAATGTAGATGCTGCGGAGATACCGAATTACAATCCTGGTTAACACTGGGAGAATCTCCTGTAGCAAATGCGCTATTTTATGAGCCCAACTACGAAAAATTCCCTTTAGATTTAAACTACTGCACTAGTTGCGGGCATATGCAATTAGCAAGTGCCCCAGACCCCGACAGTGTGTTTGCCGAATATAGATATCGTTCCGGCGTGTCATCCTCATTCAGAAAACATTTTGAGGAATATGCGGCAACTATTAATAGCATGTATACTGCCCCAGGAGCTGTCCTAGAAATTGGTAGTAACGACGCATACTTACTACAACAATTTAAGAATAAGGATTGGATTGTTTTCGGAGTAGAACCATCTGGGTTTCTTAAACAAGATCATGATGAGAAAAAAATTCCGGTTTATCAAGATTACTTTGGAACTAAACTTGTAGACAATAACGAATGGTATAGTTATTTTGATATCATATGTGCTAATAATGTTTTGGCACATATTCCAGATATGAAAGATGTTATTAAAGGTATTTCATATGCATTGAAAGATGACGGAATTCTTGTTGTTGAATGCGGAGACCAAGAAGGTATAACAACTGGAAAATATTTAGATAATGTTTATCATGAACATATTGATTATTATACTCCTCATTCCTTTTCAGTACTAGCAGCTTCGGTTGGTCTGGTGGTAGAGTCGGTAGAAAAAATTAATACGCATGGTGTTAGTTTTAGAATAATTGCTAGAAAAAAGATTGGTAAATCTATTACAACATTCAAACCATTAAGTAATACTGCAATGGAAAATGTTGTAGATAGCATTCATGCTAGACAAGAAAAAATGCAGGCATTAATTAACAATCGTAAATTTTATGCGTATGGGGCTGCAGCTAAAGCAGTAACAGCATTATATACTCTAAATTTAGTTAATGACAATCTTGTAGGTGTCGTAGATGACAATGAATTAAAACAAGGTTGCTATTTCCCAGGTACAAATATTATGATTACCATGCCGGACCATTTAAATAAAAATGAATTGATTATAATTACTGCATGGAATGTGTATGATGACATTAAGCGTAAATTGGTAGAACGTGGGCACCTTGGAGAAATAATTTGCATGCAGTAATTTATGGTACTGGTAAGTGGGCTACTCTTATAAAATTTTCATTACAAAGATTAGGTATAGAAACAATTAATGTAGGAAGCAATACTTCATTTTCTACATTTACCCGAGACAGTCTACCCAAAGAACAATATCAAAATTTATTTGTAATAATTGCATCGGCAACTGCGGATCATCTTACTGATCTGCAGCATTGCCTTGATTTAAATCCTGCTGCGATTTTTATCGAAAAGGGGTTTTCTGACGCATTGGAAAAAACTAATGCTAAAGAATTGTGCAAAAGTATACCTACATTTATAATGAGTCAATACAGGTATTCTTCCGTATTAGAAAATTTAAAAGAATTTACTGATATTCGTAAGATACATTACAGTTGGCAAATAGATAAAGATGATATTTCAGAATGGGTACCTCATATTATATCTATTGACAATTTCATTAAAGGTACATATAATGAATATTATACTTCAGAAGAAGGAACTCACACTATAGATGATATTAGTTCCTTCACCGTAAAAAGAAGTATGCTAAGATTACTTAGAATACATGTAGAGTGTGGCCATGAAGATATCTATATCAATTTGGGCAAGACTAATAACATATTGATTAAAAAGAAAAATTTAGATATTGTCGGAAATCTAGAATATAAAGAAGAAGATTGTCTAAGTAAGCAATTGAAAGATATTATAAAAAATATTGATAATTTAAAATTGGAAAGGCTGTAAATGCGACTTTTAATATTAGGATCAGATGGATTCATTGGTTACCATCTAACAAATTCTATTTTATCTGATAGTAGATTTGATAAATGGAAAATTGATGGCGTAGATTTTAATACTGCCAGAACAAACATGCTACCGAAAGATAGTAGATTTACTTTTCACCAAACCGATATTATTAAAGATAAAGAATTGGTAGATAGTCTAATACTTGAGGCCGATATCATTATGCCGTTAGTAGCTATCGCAACACCTAAACTTTATGTGGAACAACCTTTAAAGGTGTTTGAGTTAGACTTTGAGGAAAATCTTAGAGTAATTAAACTTGCTCACAAATTAGGTAAGCGAGTTATCTTCCCATCTACGTCTGAAGTATACGGAAAAGGTGAAGCTCCGTTCGATGAGGAACAAACTGATTTGGTATATGGCCCAATTAAATATTCCCGTTGGATTTATGCGTGTTCGAAACAATTGCTTGATCGTGTAATTTTTGCAATGAATCAACGTGACCCATTCAGATTCACATTATTCCGCCCTTTTAATTGGGTAGGTCCTTATTTGGACTCGCTGGAATCTACGTCGGAAGGATCATCTAGATTAATTACTCAATTGATGGGTGATGCGATTCAACGTAATATGGTTACCCTTGTTGACGGTGGTCATCAGAAACGTTGCTTCACAGATGTTCGAGATGGTGTCGATGCTTTAAAAGAAATCCTTTTAAATGAGCCTGCATCTAATGGTAAAATATTTAATATTGGAAATCCGTGGAATAATTTGTCGGTACGAGATGTTGCTGTGTTATTAATTGATAGATTAAAAAATCGAGGCATTGTAGATACAGTAGATATTAAAGTGAAATCAAGTGGAGATTTTTATGGTGCAGGATATCAAGATGTATCGAATCGGGTACCTAGTATTAATGCCATAGGTAATGCGTTAGGCTGGACACCTAAATACGGATTTACTGACTCCTTGGAAAATATTTTGGATTCGTTAGGCTAATTGTTACAGTTTTGTTTCAGAATTGTTTCAGTTTTGTTGCCTTATAGATATTAGCGTCATATTGACATTAGGAGATTAAATGAAAAAATTATTAGCGGTATTGGTATTAGCGGCTTCTACATTAGTATCGGCAGCAGATTTAACAGGAGCGGGAGCAACATTTCCCTATCCTATCTATTCAAAATGGGCCGAAGCATATAAAGCAGCAACAGGCATCGGACTCAACTATCAATCAATTGGTTCAGGTGGTGGTATCAAACAGATCAAAGCCAAGACAGTGGACTTTGGCGCAAGTGATATGCCATTGAAACCAGAAGACCTAGAAAAAGAAGGTCTAATGCAATTCCCAGCTATTATTGGCGGTGTAGTTCCTATAGTAAACCTAGACGGTATTGCTCCAGGGCAATTGAAACTTACAAGTGATGTGGTTGCCAATATCCATTTAGGTAAAATTACTAAATGGAATGATCAAGCAATTACTAGTTTAAACCCTGGCATTACTTTACCCGCACAAGCAATCACTGTAGTACATCGTGCTGATGGATCAGGTACAACATTTATCTGGTGTGATTATCTAAGCAAAACTAACGTGGAGTTTGGTAAAGTAGTTGGTGCTGCTACAGCAGTCAAGTGGCCTGTGGGCATTGGCGGCAAAGGTAACGAAGGTGTCGCAGCACAAGTACAAAGAATCAAAGGTGCCTTTGGTTATGTGGAATACGCCTATGCTAAAAAGAACAAAATTGCTCACGCTCAATTGAAGAACCGTGATGGGAACTTTGTTCAGCCAAGCGATGAAGCATTTAAAGCAGCAGCTGCCTATGCAGATTGGGACAATGCTCCGGGCATGTATTTGTTGTTGACAAATCAAATTGGTAAAGATTCATGGCCTGCAACAGGTGCCAGCTTTATCATAATGCACAAGCAACAGGCCGATCTACTAACCGGTCGTGCAATACTAAAATTCTTTGACTGGAGCTACAAAAACGGTTCCAAGATGAGTGAAGAATTGGAGTATGTACATATGCCAGCTTCAGTGATTAAACTAGTACAGGACAATTGGAAAAAAGAACTTAAAGATCCTAGTGGTCAGGCAATTTGGAAATAAGGATTATTATGAAAAAAATTACTATTATATCACTCTTAGCACTATGCTTTGCGTCACCTGCAATGGCAGATGATTACACCGATACTTTGGATATTCTTTTGCAAAAAGGAATATTAACCAAGGAAGAACATTATAGAAAAGTTACCGCGCACGAGGACAAAGCAGAAAATGTACAGTTTAATTCTTCTCGCGTGGACAAAGACCTGCGAGACAACAACAACTACAGACTAAGTAAAGCCAGTGATGGTGCTGTAATGGAAAACGGACTAGGAATCAAATCCAAGGACGGAAATACCACTGCACAATTCACAGGTAGAATTCACATGGATTATAGAAGTTATAGTCCAGTCTACGGTGCAGGTCAAACGACAGACTCATATCAAGATGCATTAGAAGTTAGACGTGGTCGCTTTGGAGTTAGAGGACAGATTGCTAAAGACTTCAAATACCAATTGTTAGCAAACTTTGGAAATGATGTTGGCGCTAGTTCTACTACATCCACAATAGATGAATTCTGGGTCAATTATGCAGCCAATCCTGCTATGCAGTTTCAGTTTGGTACCTTCAAAATGCCGTTTAGTTTAGAGCAACTAACTAGCTCTAATAACATTGACTTTATGGAGCGTAGTTTAATTGGACAAACTGAAGGTGAGTTTATTCCAGCTAAAGAAACGGGCGTCATGTTACACGGTGTGCCTAGAGCAGGTATAACTTATGCACTGGCTGCAAGCCGTGGTCGTGCCAACAAGACTGCCTCTGTAGATGGGGTAGATATTATTGGACGTGTGACCACAAACTTTGCTGAGTTAATTCAGAACAAAGACTTTGTGGCTCATTTAGGTGCAGCATACAGTACCGGCGATGTAAAAACTGGAGTAACTCCTTCAAGTGGGCGTACTGAAGCTCGTCAACAAAGTGCCTGGTTCACAGGGCCAGCTCTAAGCGGCGACACTACAAGAACACGCCAAGGTATTGAGGCAGCGTTTGCTTGGAAAGGCCTGAAAGTACAGGGCGAGCAGTTTAATTACAAATATGACCCGGCTACAGGATCCAATCAAGAAGTGAAAGGTAACTATGTTCAGTTGGTATACAATTTAACTGGAGAAAGCCATGCTTACAAAGATGGCGCATTTGGTTGGATCAAACCAAACAACGCATTTACCAGTGGTGGTCCTGGAGCATGGCAAGTGGGTATTAGATCCAGCGAGTTTGATGCTGAAAAAATTGCAGTAGTATCAGGTAAAGCGAATCAAGCTACAGCAATGACATACGGTATTACTTGGTTCTTAAATGACAATGTTCGTTTTATGGTCAATTATGTAGACACCAAATTCAATGCCCCAGTGGGTGCGTCGGGTAGTAGAGTAAATGGTGAAAAAGCAGTTATGTTGCGCAGCCAAATAAGCTTCTAAATTTTTTAATCAAATCGAGCACAACCATAGAGTGCTACTGGAACTCGTAACCAGACATTGTTTGTTCTTTAAGGTTTCATAGGTAATATATAATGTATAGGGAGTTGATAAATGCCATTTTACGATTTTAGATGTTCTGAGTGCGACACCATGTTTACTGTCATGTGTAAGATATCCGAAAGGGAATCGCAGGTTTGCCCATCATGCGATTCGAAAAACTACAAAACACATCACGCAGGCATGGCTGCTTTGGGAGATCCTGTGCGGCTAGGTATAAGAACTGTGGATAATGGTTTTCGAGAAGTACTATCAAAAATTAACTCTGCTAATGGTAGAAAAGCTAATCTTAAAGACAAATTGAGTAGAAATTAAATTATGGCAATTCTTGTTTTAATCGTTTGGGAGGACAGAATCTAGCTGTCCTCCTTTCGTTCCATTTTACGAGGGCATTCATGGCAAAAACAAAAAGCAATATTCAAACTCAATCTATTCAAAAGCCTCAACTGACTATTGCAAATAATACTAAACTTAAAATACGAATAGATGACCTTAAGGTAATAGAACCATTAACTGATAATCAGAAAGGATTTTTTGAAGCCTACGATAAATCTAAGATCATGTTATTACACGGTATCGCCGGTACAGGTAAAACCTATATTGCGCTTTATCATGCAATAGAAGAAGTTTTAGATAAATCTAATAACAGTTATGAAAAGGTAGTAATAGTAAGATCTGCCGTGCCAAGCAGAGACATTGGACATTTACCCGGAGACGAGAAGGAAAAAACTGAAGTATATACAGAGCCCTACGTAGAGATATGTTCAGATTTATTTAATCGTACAGATGCATATCAAAGATTAACAGAACAGAAAGCAATACAATTTTTAATCACATCTTATGTTCGAGGTATTACATTAGATAACGCAGTTATTATTGTGGATGAATGCCAAAATATGACTGATATGGAACTTAATTCGATTATCACTAGAGTAGGAGAAAAATCAAAAATTATATTCTGTGGAGATTTTAGACAAACCGATTTATATAAGAAAACCGATATGTCGGGATTGAAGAAGTTTATGCGAATTGCGGATATGATGCCTAGCTTTAAGACTTTTGAATTTGGAGTTGACGACATCGTAAGATCTGCGATAGTAAAGGAATATATATTGGCAAGGCTTCAGTACGAAAGTATTTACGAAGCAATATAAAATAGGAGAAGGTATGAGTATGAATCAAATATATGAAATTGAGAATTTTTTAACTGAAGACGAATGCGATAACATCGTAAGATGGTTTGCAAGTACTCCAAAAATGAGTACCAACGGACAATCTCTCTTCAATGGTAAGGCAATTGACTATAGTAATATTCAAAATTATGATATTAAACGAATAGTAAGTACATTCAAATATAATGCTACAAGTGAAGCTAGGCGTTTATTTCAAGAGGAATACTTATACCCCGATTATACAACATTGGTATTATGGGAAAGCGGCTCAGGCATGGTTGTCCATGCGGATAATAGTGACTTAGAAGGCAATTCAAATTATTGCGGATGGAGAAATTACTCAGGAGTGCTTTACTTAAATGATGATTTTATGGGTGGGGAAACTTTCTTTCCAGAACACGGGCCTCTATTCATAAAACCAATGAAAGGAAAATTAGCATTGTATCCTTCTGGACTTAAACACAAACACGGTGTTAGCACCGTAGTAGGAACAAGATATACATTGCCTATCTGGTTTACAACTAATAAACAATATACTGAAGTATAAGGAGAATTGAATGGCATTTAGCTTTGACTTTACGGCGGACAAATTAAAAAAATGTGTACCGAACAATAAAAATCCAAACGACTTATTTAAAGCATTGGAAAATGTTTTACCTAAATATGATATTACCACAAAGGAACGAGTAGCAGGATTCCTCGCACAATGTGGACATGAATCAAATGAATTTACGGTACTTAAAGAAAATTTAAATTATGGCGCCAAGGGGTTGCGAGCAACATTTTCTAAATATTTTCCAGATGATGCAACTGCTGCTAAGTATGAAAAACAACCTGAGAAAATTGCAAATAAAATTTATGGTGGTCGTATGGGCAATGGGCCTGAAGCATCAGGTGACGGATATAAGTACAGAGGTCGCGGAGCAATTCAATTAACGGGACATGATAACTACAAAGCCTTTTCTACCGCAATTGGTAAATCTATTGATGAGACTATTACCTATTTAGAAACATTGGCAGGGGCAATTGAGTCTGCCGCTTGGTTTTGGAAAAAGAATGGTCTAAATGAAATTGCGGATAAAAAAGATTTAGTATTAATGACTAAGCGAATTAATGGTGGCACGATTGGGTTAGAAGATCGCAAAAAACATTGGGAACACGCATTAGATGTATTCGGCGGAAGCTCCGTAGCAGATGTCGGTAAAGCTGTAACAGAACTTGTTCTTGAAACTATTAAGGTTGGTAGTAAAGGCGAAGTGGTGAAAAAGGTTCAAGAAAAACTTGGTCTTACAGCGGATGGAACTTTTGGACCTGGAACCGAAAAAGCATTAAAAGCCTGGCAAACATCAAATGGTCTTACAGCAGATGGAATCGCAGGTCCGGCAACCCTAAAGAAGATTTTAGGGTAAATTTGTATAGACTTTTGTATCTTAGAATGTTATAATATATTTTTAGTGAGGTGATCATGTCAATGCAGTTAGATGTTAAAATGTTTCTACTAGCCTGTCAACAAACACAGTCGACGGATGAAAATGTTAGTTTATACGCAAAATTAATTGAAGAAGAATTTAATGAATTCTTAGTAGCGTATAAAGAGAATGACAATGTAGAGCAACTAGATGCGTGCATGGATATGATCTGGGTTATCCTTGGTTATTGCCATATGAAGAAATTTGACATTAAAGGTGCCTGGGAAGAGGTTGCACGAAGCAACCTCTCCAAAATTGATTCTAACACAGGTATGGTTTTGCGAAGAGACGATGGTAAAATTTTAAAACCCGCAAACTGGACTCCGCCAAATTTAACTAGATTTGTATGATTTTTACTCATGTTGATATAGGGGAATTGCCTAAATTAAATCGAGTAACTCGAGAAGATGGAGTTAGAACATATGAAACTCCTACCGGGGAAAAGTATCCGTCTGTTACTACAGTTACCGGATTATTAAAACGAGATATAATTAAAGCATGGCGAGCTCGTGTAGGTAATGAAGCAGCCAATAAGATTAGCACCACTGCCAGTAAACGAGGTACTCGAATACATACATTATGTGAGCAATATCTGTATAATCAAGATATTGCTCCTAGTGTGTTCGATACTCAAAATTGGACAGAGATTAAACCCTATCTACATAAGATAGACAATATCCATGTTATGGAAAAATCTCTATTTTCTCATCATTTACAAATTGCAGGGACCGTAGATTGCATAGGTGAATATGAAGGAAAGTTATCGGTAATAGATTTTAAAACATCTAAGCGGAATAAAACACGCGCCGATATTCACGATTACTTTATGCAATGTTCTGCTTATGCGGTAGCATATGAGGAGATGACCGGTAATCCGGTTTCTCAATTAGTAATTATAATTTCAACCGACGATCACGGTATTCTAGTTTTTAAAGAAAAACGAAACACGTGGATCAACGGGTTTAAAGATTTGAGAGATATATATAGGAAAGAATTTAATATCTAAATAAATAGCGGAGACTAATATGTCTGTTTATGTTTTATTTGTAGTACTACTATCTCAAGATGTAGAACAAGAGTGGAAATCATATCCTAGATTTGAAGAATGTTGGGAAGCAGCAACTGCTATAGTAAAAAACAGAAATGATATTATTGCTAGATGTGTGTTACGTGAAACAGAATAAATGTGCGACCAAACAGGAGATTTTTTGGTTGGATTCATTCTAGGAACTACGCTAATATGTACTATTAATTTAGCAGTGTGGTTACTTTGGGATGAAGTAAAAGAATTATTGTAAACCCCGAAAGGGAAGAAGTTGACTGAAAGGTGTTCAAGACGCGGGTTCGATTCCCGCCAGGTCCACCATAAAGTATATTAGTCAGGTGAGAAGCTTGGGTAAAGATTAGAGATCAACTAATCGCTAGTATATTTTATAATGGGCCTGCCATGGTTTCGATTGGGCAATAAGTAACGATACAGACAATTCGGTAGGCGATGACCGTAAATCAAGCAAAATAGTAAATGCAAACGATAACTCGTATCGCATGGTAGCGTAAGCTACTCGCTGAGGTTTTTCCGGTTGTCCTTATCATCCAATCAACCGGATATGATTTTATTAAGGAAATATATGGCATTTGAAACAGATTTATATGAAGTTGTTCAGGGAGCAATTTCAAAAGATTTATTAGTACATCTAGATACAGAATTTGAACTAGTAAAAACTCTTCAGTATATGCAAAATAATACGCAACAAACCGAAGAGAATAAATTTCTTTTTAATGATACACAAATCACAAATTCGTATTCATATTATTCTGCACTTTGTTTTGAATCTTTATCTCTTCAGCTTAAACCTCTATTAGAAACGGTTACCGGCAAATTACTTAATCCCACATATACGTATGCTAGGATATACTACACCGGCGCTGAAATGGCAATCCATAAGGATAGACCAAGTTGCGAATACTCCACTACTATCTGCATTTCAAATGATCCAGAACCATGGGAAATTTGGTTTGAGACTTTAACCGGCGAACACAAAGCAATATATTTAGAACCAGGTGACTTAATTGTTTACAAAGGAGATGTACTTAATCATTGGAGAACTCCTTATGCTGGTACTAGACAAACACAAGCATTCTTGCACTATATAGATAAAAAAGGTAAATTTAGGGATTACAAATATGATCACCGACCATACATTGGATATCCGGCAACTGGACGAAAGGCGTAACCAATGTCTTCATTAAAAGAATTAACTTTAGAAAAACACAAAGAAGCAGAAACTCAACCATTTATTAAATCTATTTTTAGTAAACAGGTAGATGTTAAAAAATATACTGATTATCTTTATCAACTTAGATTAATATATTTGCGGTTAGAATATTTAGCAGATGGATTGGGTATCTTCGAAGGAATAGAAGATATTAAGAGGGCAAAAGCGATAGAATTGGATTTTGCAGAATTAGCAAATAATAATATGCAAATATATCTAATGAAAAATTCTACTGCAGCATATTTACAATATATTGAGTCCATTAAATTAGATAAAGATAAATTACTTGCACATATCTATGTTCGCCATATGGGTGATTTATTTGGAGGACAGGCATTAGCTAAATTATTACCTGGTCCTAACAATATGTTTAAGTTTAACGATATCCCCGGTCTTGCAGCTAAGATGAGAAGTAAATTAGATATTTCATTAGCAAATGAAGCAAATTTAGCATTTGACTTTAATATTGCTATGCTTAAGGACTTTAATGATTGAAATTTGGCCGCAAATAAATTTATTATCACAATTAGTTATTGATAAATTTAAACAATATTCTGTTGAAACACTTAAACCAGAATATGAAATTCATGTCGATAATTTTTCATGGAAGAATTATATTTGGACATCTGATAAATTTAGACGAGCGCATATTGAGATAGTAGATGCCACCGCAACTAAAAAAATGTGGGTTATGCATATGTGTATATTTCCGCATTATGATTCGCCGGATCCAATTTTTGGATTCGATGTAGTCTGCGGACAAAATAAGATAACAGGGGCATTCCACGACTTTTCCAAAATAGGAAAATCGAATCTATATGATTGGTATCAGAATAGAATGTCATCAGTACAATGGAGTAAACCAAGAGAACTTCCGGAATGGGCACAGAAGATTTTTAGTCCAAAAATGTTAGCTGCGGGTAATATTCATACTCAAGAAGAATATGATCAACTAGTAAATACTTTTATTGACAACCTAGATTATTACCTTTATAATATAGGTAATAGTGTAAAAGATGCAGATTTTATATCTATGCAAAATCGATATTGCAAAAATCAAAAGTTGAATCCTCATACCCCAGCAATGATGGTAAATTTTGGAGTAGACAAACAAGTTTTTACAAATTTTATGGACGAAGTATTATTCCCGGAAACACATGGATAACGAAATAGAATACATTCTAACAGATAGTTTAATTATAACCAAGAAATTTAGATCACCTAATGAATTTTCCCTGCATATTGAAGAGCGTGTGATTAGAGAAAAAATTGGATATATGGATGCTATTATACAATATTGCGAAGAAGTAGATATTGAAATTGAATCCATATCAAAATTAATAAATCAGTCGCTTAAAGATAAAGTACAAAATGAAGCAGAGGAACAGAATTATTTAAAACGTAGAGGAAAATTACCACTTTGATTATGGATGAATTCGCAGTATATAAAATGTACATAGCATTGAAGTTACACTTCACTACAGATAATTATGACATAACTAAGAGAAATGGAAAAGTTAAAGCTAGTAGACAGGCATTTGCTAAAAGAAAAGATCTTTTCTCTATTAGAAAAATTTCCAAAACTTACACAGATGAAGAAGTTGCAAATTTTTTAGTTTCAAATTTTGTATCCGGAGATCGCTGGGGAGGAATGTTTGATTCTGAAGCAGGTAAAACATACGTAGAATGGAAAGGTAAGATGGAAAGTCTTACCTATAATTTTACCAAAGAACTT